CATCATTTGTGGTACCGTAATACTGCACAGTCGCCTGATTGCCAACGGTATTCTTGTCGATCATCCCATCGACAGTGAATCCGTTGTTGATCATCGTCTGGGCGCACAGCCACTCTTCAGTGCGGGCGAAGCGACGCTCCAACCTGGCCAGATCCTCCATGACGATGCGCACATAGCGATCAGCCTCAGTCAGATTGGTGAGCAGGGCCTCACCGAAGCCGCGCTTCTTCAGATCGTCCAGAGTCAGCGGGCAGCTCTGCGCGATCTTGGTGGGCACGTATTCATGGATCTCATAGCCCTGACGGCCTACCGCGATAGGTTCAGCGCGTTCAACCATGAACGGAGCCATGCCGTGATCGCCATCGCGATACTCACACAGCACCTTGTCGGCAGCGTAGATGTCACCGGCCTCGGTGGGGAAGTAGCGATCACGGAAGAAGGTGTTTACGGGAGACAGGCCCTCCCACAGGCCCATCATGTAATAGCTATTCAGGATGTCAATAGTCATGATTCATCCCTCCTTACACAGGCTGGACGGTGCCAAGGAGAATGCCCTTCGTGCGGAGAGCGTCCTTGTCATCCTCGGTGATGGTGTAGCCGGACGCAACAGTCACGGCATCGATGTTGAAGTCGCCGGTAATGTACACGGTGACATTCTCATCGTTGGCGGTGCCGACTTCGATGTCATCCGTCAGGATGCAGTCGGCAGTCAGGACTTCATTCGTGGCAGCGGTGGTGCCCAGCACTACCAGCTTGCCGTCACCGGCGCTGCCGCTGGACTTCGCCATGATGGTGCCGCGCACCAGCGTGGCCTTCGCACTCAGCTTGCGAATGGTGCCGCCGCGAACAAGGGCAGGCGGATCGATGCTGGCGAAGAGCTGCGGGAAGTCCACAGAGCCGATCTTTTCATGCAGATTGCGAGTGGCCATAGATTAACCCTCCTTCTTGCCCTGCGCCTTGGCAGCAGCGGCCTTGCCAGCCGCCACCAGCTGAGCGCTCGTCATGGGCTTGTCATCTTCTTCGGCGGCAGGAGCAGCACCGACAGCAGCCGCGCCGCTGTCCTGATAATCGCTCTGTGCATTCGCCATATACTGGCCACCCTGCTGCGCCGTCTGAAGCGCGGCACGATAGGCCATTTCCTGCGCGGTGCAGGTGTTATCGCCGTACTTCGCGGCATTCACGATGTCATCACTGAACAGGCCAGCGATAGCGTCGATGTCAGCGATGCGCTGGCGTTCAGCCTGCGCAGCCGCCGCCTGTACGGCAGAAGTGTCCACGGTGGCCTGCGCTTCGGCAAGCAGATCCGCAGCCGCTTCGGGATTGTCCCTACGGAACTCTTCCCAAGTCATAAGGTTACTACCTCCTTCATTGCCTGAAGCCTCAGGCGATTTATTATCAAAACCGCTCTCGCTCCCCGGTGCGGGTGCGGTTTCGACCGTCTTAATGCTGTCTGGCAAGGTGCCCATGGCGGCTATTCTCATGCCGTGGCCCTTGACGTACAGCGTCCGCTTGTCGGCGCTGACGGCGATATCCAGATCATCATCGGCTTCGCCTTCAATCAGCTCATCGATCAAGCCAATCTCATGCGCTTCACGGCCAGTGAGGATCTTCTCATCGTCCATGATGGCCATGACTTCATCCAGCGTTTTGCCAGTCTTGCGCATATAGATTTCAGCCTGGGCTTTGTCCATAGATTCAAGTGCCTCAGCCCGCTTACGCAGCTCAGGCGCATTGAATCCATCAAAGACAAATGTCCAGGCATGATGCCACAGGATCAGCGTGTTCGGATACGCCTTGATATGATCGCAGGCGCACAGAATCAAAGAGCCGCCAGACATGGCGACTCCTTCCACGATGCCAGTTTTTTCGGCTGGCATAGACAGCAGCATATTGTGGATTGCGATAGCAGAATATCCATCACCGCCGACACTGTTCATGTGAATCGTCAGACTGTCGCAATCCTTGATGGTGTCCATATCGGCCAGGAAATCCTTCAGCACGATGAACTGTCCCTCAATCGGCTCTCCAGTCCACCAGTCAACCGGCTGGCTTTCGACGATTTCACCGTACATAGTCAGATCAACGTGCTTTCCATCAACGGCCAGCGTATACAGTGGCCGGGACAGCACATTTTTATTTTTGCGCGGCATTATCGCCATCTCCCTTCTTTGGATCGTCAGGCTCTTGTACCAGCCGATCAGCATCTGTGCCGCCGATGGATGCCAGCTCGGCAAGAGTGGCATTCTCATCCTTCAAGCGCTCCATGTTCTCATGCCAGTCACCGCCGTACTCGATGGCAACCTGCTCATGCGTCTTATAGCCGTGTGCCACGGCCATGATATTGGCCTTCACTTCCTTTGTGGGATCCAACTGGCCTTGCACCGGGCCGATCCAACGCGCCTTGCACCAGGCAGCGCGAATGCGAGGATCCGAAAAGAAGCCGGGAGCCTTGATTCTGCCGATTGCGACAGCTTCAGTCAACCAGCGCTCATACACGGGCTGACAAAACATATTCACCAGCCACGTGCGCCGCATCTTGAAGCCTTCCCACGCCTCCATCAAAGCGGCGCGGCTGGCGCTGTAGCTGGCGTTGAACTCCTTCAGCAGCGTGTCATAGGGGATCTCCAAAGCCGCGCCGATTTCCTTGCAGATCACTTTGAAGAATGCATCAAAGCCCTGAGATGGAATGTTCGGATTCCCGAATACAACATCTTCATCGGGTTTCAGATGCACAATCTGGCCCGGCCCCATGTCGTATTCGTTTTCATTGGGCTGCGGATTGCTCTCAGGCACCGGCACATCAGGATCATCCTCATTGACTTCATTGATCGGGATATCCGTTGGATTCGTGTTGGTTTTAATCCACGCGGTGAAGAAGGATTGAATCAGCGCGGCCATCAACTCGGACTGCGTATATCTGCTGATATTCAACAGCGATTCAATAACCGGCGCGAGATACGTTACACCGCGATACTGATCACAACGCTCCGAATCCATAATGTGCAGAATCATCGGCATCCCGGTGCGCTTGCCGTAGGCCATCACACGTTGCCATATAATATCCTTGTCGCGCTTCAGCTGATTCGGATACACGCTGCAAATGTGATAGGCCACAACCATGCCCGTGGCATTGACTTCGACACCGTCATAGATCAGATTGCCGTTATCTGGATTCTTGCCGTCAGTGATCCCACCGCTCACCACTGCCTTTGAATGGGAAAGCGGCGTACTGATCCTATCTGCTTCTATCATGTGGATCCGCAGCCCATAGGGATTATACGGAGTGGCTTTATACCACTGAAACAGCGCGAAACAATCGCCATTTGTTAGCCACGAAAGCATCGCCAGCTGCTGCATCCCGGAGAAATCATTCATGCCGATGGCATCACAATTCTCCTTCTTTGATGCCCACAGCGCAAATTCGCGCTCTGTGTTCTGCTGCCATTCCTTTGCGGCCTCAGGTGTCAGCCCCAGCACGGACTGCTCAACGCTGCTCTTCAGCGTTAGCCCGGTGCCAACTACCTTTGTCCTATTCGTCTTAATTGCGCTGGCGGCAACCGGCGAGGACATATAGAGCATCCGGGCGCGTTGCCGCATGGTGTAGTTATTCCAATTGATATCCTCATTGGCATTCGCAGATCTGGCCTTAAAGCCCTTCAATGCCCGCCGCGTCGAACTTGCACCGGCATCGCTATATCCGCTGGCCATCGGACGCACAGCGTCACTCATCGAAACCACCTCCAATCAAGCAAAATATAAAGCGCAGCAGTAAAGCGAAAGGAGAGCACAAACTCTCTACTGCTGCGCTGATAATGCCCTTGCGGGCAATTATCCGATTACCAATCACGCGGGACTACTCCAAATGCCCGCCGAGGCTTCATGCCGTCAAGCAGTGCTTCATACTCGGCGACTTTTCGCTCTGCGTCATCGATGGCACGTTTCAGAGACGCGATGTCAAATCGGGTAAGCTCCCGATCATCGATTTTGTAGCTCTTTACGCCACCTTCAAGCAGCGCCGTGTAAGCGTCCATC